TGATAAAATATTAATGTATACTTAAAGAAATATTAAATTATGAAATAACTCTTTATCTTTTTAAAAATTTCTTTAAATACTATTTATTCTTTAAGTCAAAATATTAAATTTATTTATTAAAAAGCTAAATTTATTACTTGTATTTAAATTCATTTATTATTAAATTATAAAATATTTTATAATTTATAATTTAATAAAAAGGTGTCTAAAAATCCTAAATTCGGGTGTAAGCATCTTCATTAAACTCATAATGATGAGAATGCCACCATCCATGAGGCGTTACAAAAACTGTTCCAGTATGCCAACAACATTTTACAGAATCTATAATATTTTACACTCTTTTTCTTTTTTTGCATAAACACATAAATCAAGTGTGATAGAATTGTGTTTATTGCGTTTTTTAATATTCATTTTTTGGAAGAATATTTAATAAAGATCACATAGTATGTGTAATTGTCTTCATCGAATGCTCTGTTATTTTATTTCTGATCACTATTTGAACGAATTATTTCAATTTCTTTTAACGTGGTCGATTTATTATATTTAGATAATTTAATAATGGTGCATCATTTATCCAATATAATACACAATCAATTTTTGCATAAATAATTATTTAAAATATATTTATTTCTAAATAAAATTATACTAAATATATTTTTATAAAAATGTATTCAAATTTACGTTTATGTAAATATAATTTAATTTAAGATTATTTAAGATTTAGATGTTAAATAATACAAATGAATTGGAAGAAATAATAATGCAGATAATCCAAATAAACCATTGAATATATATTTATATTTAGATTTTGGTGTTATGCAACATATAGTTCTATCGTTAAATGTTATTTTATATAATAAAATAGTAAAAATATCATATGTAATAATAAAGAAAAGATTCATTTTTTGATTATTGTATAAGAGAGATATTATATATATTTATTTAATATATTTTTACAATCAATTTTTTTTTTATAAATTTAATAATTTTAAATAATATATTAATTTTATAAAAGTCTAAATTTTTATTTTTTTATATTTTTAATATTAATGATCCAAATTCAAGTAATCACAAATGAATGGATAGATATTATATTATTAGAAAATAATGTTGCAAAACGAAATAAAAATAATGATTTTGGAACCTATATTATAAATGAAAATATGTTAGAAATAATATGGAATATATGGGGAAGAGAAGTTTTTATAAAGAAAAATAATATATATTATAATTGTAAAGATAACACTTTTGAAATTTTTCTAGAAAATAATGAATGGACAGACATTGGAATATTTAATAGTGATAATAATACAATTCAAAGAAAATATTGTAAAGATGAATATGGTACCTATTATTTAGATAATAATGATATTATTATAATTTGGAATTATTGGGGGAAAGAAAGATTTTATTCATTAAATTATGGAAAATATTATACAAATACAAAATTTGGTAATATTATTAAAAATAATATTCAGAAAGAAATAAAGTTATTAGCAATTGTTTTTCCACAATTTCATGAAATTCCTGAAAATAATTTATTTTGGGGCGAAGGTTTCACCGAATGGACATTACTTAAAAATATTCCAAGAATAGTAAATAATGAAATAATAAAACAACCACATTCAGATATTGGATATTTTAATCTAAAAGATTATGAACATCGTAAATATATGAGAATATTAGCAGATAAATATAATATTTATGGATTTTGTTTTTATCATTATTGGTTTAAAAATAAAAAGGTAATGTATGAACCTACCGAATTAATGTTAAATGATAACGAACCAAATAAACCATTCTTATTTTGTTGGGCAAATGAACAATGGACTAAAAGATGGGACGGAGGTAATAATGAAATATTATTAGAACAAGATTACAGTAATTATGAAGGAAATATAGACCATTTTAATTATTTATTACCATTTTTTAAACATAAGAATTATATTAAAAAATTTAATAAACCAATCTTTATATTTTATCGTATTGAAGAAGAACATATTCAACATATTAAAAATATAATTAAATTATGGAATGATATGTCATTAAAAGAAGGATTCAATGGAATACATTTTATGAAATTTTTAGGACCATTTAATAATAATATACACATAGAAGATATAAATGGTTATGTAGAATTTGAACCAGGTTATGCATGTCAAAAAAATTATAAAGAAATATCCATAGAAGATGATAATAAAATATTTGATAGTTTTAACGAAGATTTATATTTAGAAAAAAATAGTGATGTTAAATTTTTAGTCCAAAATAATATTATAACATCTGGGCTCGAACATTATAATTCAATAACTGAAAATGAACGAAATATTAGAAGATCAAAATTTTTTGTTTACAATGGCATTGAATTATATAATCAAATAATCAATTTAAAAAGAATTCATGAAGAACAACATAGAGGAATATGTGTAAATTGGAATAATACACCGCGACGAAATTATACGAATACAGAATATCATAAATATCCACATTATTATAAAAATATAAATCCAACTGTTTTTGGTAATTATTTAAAACAACTTTTACATAAAATAAATAATGATCAAAATAGTACACATGATTTTTTATTTATATCTGCGTGGAATGAATGGAATGAACAAGCAATATTAGAACCAAATAATGAAGATGGTTATAATTATTTACATACATTAAATCATACATATTTAGATTTTTATAATAATCCTAAAAAATATAATATTTTAAATATATGTCATAAAGGAGGAGGAACAGAAAAATATATGAACGATTTAAAAAATATTTTTTATGAATTTAATTTTATAGACTTTATACATTTTGATAATAATATAAATTATGATGAATTATATTTAAATATAGAACTTATTCATATTAACAGTATTTTATTAAATAATTTAAAAAATAATTATATATATTTTTTTACACATTTTTTTAAAAATACAAAAAAATATTTAACCATTCATGATTATCAATGGTTTTATCCCGATAATCCAAATATAATTAAAACTGATTTTGAAAATACTGTTCCAATAAGTCAGAATATTATATCCTTTGAATTATTATTGTCTTTATGCAATAAAATAATATTTCCATCACATAATATTTATATGAATTATCACAAATATATTAATCTAAATAAATATCATGATAAAATATTTATCATTAATCACTGTGATAAAATTATAAATTATAATTTCAAAGTTATACCATATATAAAAAATGTTATCAATATTTCTTTTATTGGATACTTTATCCAATATAAAGGATCATGCATATTTGAAGAAATTGTAAATAATTACAGTACTTATAAAAATTATATCATTCATTATCATATTTTTGGTATGATGTCATATAATACAAATAATCAAAATATTATAGTACATAATAAATATGATGATAACATTATTATAAATAATTTACATGATAATAAAATACATGGATTATTACATTTATCATTGTTTGAAGAAAGCTATTGTTATGCATTAACAAATTCAATTAATTCTGGATTACCAATATTATATATTGATAATGGATGTATAAAAGCACGTCTAAATAATAGTGAAAAATATTTTTCATGTAATCTACATAATATTATGAATACATTTACATATTTTTTAGATTATATTATTAATAATAATGGTATTTATAATTATTATCCTTTAGATAATCATGTTCAACCGAATAAATGGTATTTATCAGAATATTTAATATAATAAATTAAAATGTGACCACTTTATCCATATATTTCCGTAATATCTATAAAATTAATATTATATAAATTACATAAATTAGATAATCGTTTCGGATGAAATACTTTCTCTGCTAATTCTTTTAATAATAATTTTCCATTTAATTTATTTAAATCAAAATTCAAAATATAATTGTCAAATAATGATTTATCGGAACATTTTATTTTGAAGTTATATTTATTATACATTATTTCAAAAGAATAATAATTTTCATATATTAAAAATCCAATTAAAATATCTTTATTTAATTTTATTTTATTCATATTTTCATATATGATTAATTCAATTAAATTATTTGGTAAATTATCGTCATTTAATTTTTGATTAAATTCTTCTCCAAATCTAAGAAACTTTACAGAATTAGGTATTGCTCCCCTTTTTATTGGTTGATTAAAATAAAATCCAAAATGAAGACGAGTAACAGAATCTGGTATTACTCCTTCTATGAATGGTTGATTAAAATCATCTCCAAATTCAAGATGAATAACTGAATTTGGTATAACTCCTATATCTAATGGTTGATTAAAATACCATCCAAATTTAAGATAAGTAACTGAATTTGGTATTGACTCTGCATTTAAATGTTGATTAAAACATATTCCTAATACAAGATGAGTAACTAAATTTGGTATCAATCCTTTATTTAGAATTTGATTAAATGCTACTCCAAAAGTAAGATGAGTAACTGAGTTTGGTATACTTCCTATATCCAATGGTTGATTAAAATCATATCCAAATTTAAGATGAGTAACCGAATTAGGTATAACTTGTTCTTTTAAGGGTTGATTGAAGTTATTTCCAAATTCAAGATGAATAACAGAATTTGGTATAACTCCTACATTTAATGGTTGATTAAATGAATTACCAAATATAAGATGTGTAACATAATTAGATATAGACCCTTTATTTAAAGAATGATTAAAATTATGTCCAAAAGTAAGATGAGTAACACTATTTGGTATTATTCCTTCTTTTAAAGGTTTATTAAAACAATATCCAAAAGTAAGTTTCTTTACAGAGTTCGGTATCATTCCTTTTTCTAAAGGTTGATTAAAATAGCTATATAAATTAAATGTAAGATGAGTAATACTATTTGGTAAAACTCCTTCTTTTAAAGGTTGATTAAAAGTATCTTTAAAAGTAAGATGAATTACTGAATTTGGTATAGACTCTTCATTTAAAAGTTGATTAAAATCATTTCCAAAAATAAGATGTGTTACTGATTTTGGTATTGAACCTTCATTTAATGGTTGATTAAATTCATATCCAAATGTAAGATGAGTTACTGAATTTGGTATAGTTCCTTTATTTAAAGGTTGATTAAAACTATGACCAAAAATAAGATGTTTCACAGAATTTGGTATAACTCCTTCTTTTAAAGGTTGATTAAAATCAAATCCAAAAGTAAGATGTGTAACAGAATTTGGTATCACCCCTTCTTTTAAAGATTGATTAAAATGATTATATGTATCAAAATTAAGATGAATAACACTTTTAGGTATAACTCCTTCTTCTAGAATTTGATTAAAATCATTTCCAAAAGTAAGATGAGTGACTGAATTTGGTATAACTCCTTTTTTTAAGATTTGATTAAAATCATGTCCAAAAGTAAGATGAGTAACCTTGTTTGGTATATCTCCCTCTTTTAAAGGATGATTAAAAAATAAATCAAATGTAAGATGAGTTATATAACTTGGTATTTTAGGATTGTTTTCATAGTCTGTCCATTCTAAAACAACATTATTACTAGATTCTTCACTATAATTTATATAATTATATAAAAATGTAGTATATAAATCTATATTCATCAATTTAATTTTTTATATCTAATTATATATAATATTTTAAATATTAATAAAATAAAATCAATTTTTTTATTATATTTTTTACAATAAAAAAATGACAGTGAATAATATATAATTTTAAAAATAGTGTGAATATATTCATCATTAAAAATGAATTATCTTATGTTTTTTAGCAACATCTACTTTTTATGTTTTATTTATATAATATACTCAAGTAATCTTTATTTTTCAAAGGTTTGGGCGTATTATTTACTTTTTATGTTGGCTGGGTGTCTCCTTAAACCAGACTATATGTATCCAATATATTTACAAATTATGATTTTTTTATTAATTATTACAAATATATGTTATAGTTGCTTTTTACACCTTTGTTGTTCAATACGTATTGAAAGATTAAGTAATGTCCATACTTTAAATATAAGTTCTCTTAATTATGACTCTATGCCTGAATAATCAAATTCTAAATGATCTTTTACACCATTGGATACAATAAAAATATTATTTGTTTATAAATTATATTGTTATAACATATATTGTAAAAATATAATTAAAAATTTTATTTTAAAATAAAATCATGTTAATTTATTACATTAAAGTTTCTAGCATTGTTTACAAAGGTGTAAAACAATTTCAAGTATATATTTGATAATCTTTTTATAACACGTTCCTTTATAATAAATTTAAAATAAAATTAATTTTTAGTAGGATTCTAAATTGTGATGGCTATTGATAATTCTTTTATAATATAGAATTAAAAAAATGACAGTTATTTTATTATAGATTATATATTATATATATATATTAAAAAATAATAGTATGATTGGTATAATATTATCTTGTCTATTGTTGCTATTTCTATTTGCCTTAATGTCGAAGGCACCTCGTAAGGATACTACCGTATATTCAAGGAAACATAATCCAGGTAGGTAATCCATGCCGCCGAGATATTAAACAATAAAAACCCCAAATAGATACATTTAATATTGTAATGTATCTAAAATTGTATTATAAACAACCTTCCAATTATATTCCATTGTTCTAAAAAATAGATCTTCACTATAATTAATATTTTCTTTATAATTGTAAAAATTAATATAAGTATAATTAGAATTATTTATATATTCATTATTTTCATTATAATCAACTATAATAAAATATACTTTTAAAGAAGGATTTAATATTTTTATTCTATCTATGAAGCTATTTATAATAGATTCATTTTCTAATCCATAACGAATAAAAAATATTTTGTCTTCATTTTTAATATCATGTATTAATCTATAATATCTTCTTTTATATTTTTCAATAAAATCTACATAATCCTTTTCCGAATAATTATTTTTTAAATCATGATGACTAATCATTTTATGAAAATTATTAAATTTTACTGAATTACAATTATCTTTATTTAAATAAATTTCATTATTTAAATAAAGATAATTAATATCATCATTCTCTAAATTTAAAATCTGAACAATAGATAATAAACTTATTTCTAAATAATCAAACATATTTGTTTGATAATCATCATTATAATAATATTTTTTTATAGATTTAGCAACAGCACAAGCAGGACCGGCTACAGATGAGGATAATGATATTATTTTCATTATTTTATATTTATAATATAGAAAATAAAACTTTATATAAAAATTTATAGAAAGCTATAAATAATTTAAAAACGGATAGCTTTTATAATTATATTGAGGAAACCTAGGGTTTACCTATATGTACCTTCCTATTTTTAAGTATTTATTTATAAATAAAATATGTTTAACATGATGAATATTTTGCATTATTTATATTTAGAATATATAAATAATTTAAAAAATGATAGTTTATTATATTTATACAAATAAATATAATAATTTCTGTTTGTATAATATTTTTAAATATACCTGTATTGTAATCACTTACAAATAAAAAGAAACCATATATATTTGTAATATATAAAATTATATTTATGGAAGGGTACATGAGTCCAGTTACATTTGTAATTAAATAAAATATTTCCATTAAATATTTAAATTTATTATCACTATAAAAAATATGTATTTTTTTAAATACATCATTAAAATATTTTTTAAATCCATTCGCTATAAATAAATAAAAAAAACCATGCATACCATTTAATACACATTTAATAATACAAAAAATAAAACCATCAAACATATGTTCATTATATTTAATTTTATATGGATTATTATGATATACCAGATGTAGTTCATACATACTAATGGCAAATAAAATAAATCCTATAAAAAATATAAAAATAGGTATAGGAGATAAACTAAACATTATGATTTTTAAATATTTAATAATTCATTAAAATATTAAAATTAGTAATTTAAATTATTCAATTTTTTTATAAGTTCTATTTTCATGATATCCATATATTAAATAATGTTCTATAAGTTCTTCATCTTTCATATTTTTCAAATCATCATATATTTTTTTATATACATTACAATCAAAATCATTTGGTATTTTATATATTCTATTTTCATAATGTCCATGTTTTAAATAATGTTCCATAAGTTCTTCGTCATTCATATTTTTCAAATCTTCATATATTTTTTTATATACAGTACAATTAAAATCATTTGGTATTTTATATATCCTATTTTCATGATGTCCATGTTTTAAATAATGTTCTATCAGTTCTTCATCCTTCATACTTTCCAAATCATCATATATTTTTTTATATACAGTACAATCAAAATCATTTGGTATTTTATATATTCTATTTTCACGATGTCCATGTTTTAAATAATGTTCTATCAGTTCTTCGTCATTCATATTTTTCAAATCATCATATATTTTTTTATATACAGTACAATCAAAATCATCAATATACGGAATATCATTTTCATTCATACGTGTACACGGAATATCATTTTCATTCATACGTGTACACGGAATATCATTTTCATTCATACGTGTACACGGAATATTATCACATATTTTATACCTTCTATTTTCTTTATATCCATAATATAAATAATGATTTATAAGTTCTTCATTATTCATATTTTGTAAATCATCATACATATTTTTATATTTATTAGAATCAAAATCATTCGGAATTTTATATATCCTTCCTTCATTCCTTCCATAACATATATAATGTAGTTTAAGTTCATTGTTTGTCATATCTTTTAAATCATAATGTATATCTTTATACAAATTATAATTAAAATCATGTGGTAACGAATATATATTATTTTTATTATATTTAATATAATGTTTTATTAATTGTAAATTACTTAGATTATTTAGTTCAGTAAATATATTTATATATATATTTGAATCAAAATTTATTAAAAGATTATCTAAATCTTTTTTACCTGCTAATAATTTATTTTTTTTACCTATTAATAAATAATGTTTTAATGCATTCATATATCCATAATCATTAATAGAATCATTTAAAATTATATATGAATATATATTTAAATATTCTAAATCATTGACATCATAAATATATTCGCCATTTAATTTATTTAAATAAAATAAATTTAAATAATAGTTTTTATCCTCATATTTATTGTATTTTCTACCTTCATGAAATCCATATTGAATATAATGTAGCATTGCATTTGTATTTGATAAATCTTTAATATCATCATAATTTCTTTTATAATAATATATATCAAAATCAGAAGGAATATCAAAAAAATATAATAATTTAAGATTATCTAATTTTTCTCTATAATAATCTTTTAAAAAAGTAATACAATTTTTATTATATCGTCGTCCTTCATATTGTCCATTTTCAATAAAATGTTCTAATAATTGATTATCTGATAAATTATGAAGATCATCGTAATATGTTCTATAAAAATTATAATCAAATTTTTTAATATTAGATCCATATATTGTAATTTTATATTCTTTTTGCATATCAAATATTTTTTTAATTTTCATTATTCCGAATATATTTTTAGTTAATAAATAATAATATAATGGATCATTTTCCCAATATAGATTTTTAGCTAAATTATATTCATTACCAATTTTTATAAAACAATCTATATTATTATCAATCGTATGTAAATTTAATTCAATATTATAAATAAGTGATTCTAAATCTACTATTAAATCTTTTTTTCCATTAAAAAAATTTATAAATTTATTTATAATAGTTGTTTTTATTAAAAATAAATAAGATTGATAATGATATTTAATTTGAGTAGAATCATTATATCCATATAAATTAATATTATCCGGCATAATATTATTTATATAAATAAAGTAATTATGTATATCTTCAGTAAGAATAATGGAATCATTTATGAATAATATGTAATCATATTCATCATAATTATTATTTTCTAAATAATATATCCATTTACCAAAATCAAAATAATTATTATTATCAATATATATATAATCCTTTACCTTTTTATTATCTATAAATTCATTCTTTAATTTTTCTGCCATACATTCATTCTTTGAATCAATAATTACTATATCACTTAAATATTTTTGAATTAATGATATATTATTTATACTTACATTATATTTAATATTATTTGTTGTATGATTTGCGATTAATCCTAATATATTATATTTATTCATTTAAATATAAATTATATAATTTTTTAGATAATTAATTTAAATTAATTTAAAAATTTAAAAAATAATATATGCTTTTTATAAAATTATGTTAAATAATGATTGGAAAGATTTAATATATTTAGATAATGATTATAAATCAATTATTGATAATTATTTTCCATTAAAAAATGGAAAATATAAAATTGAAAATAGTATTTTATATATTGATATAGAAAATTGGGGTATGGAAAAAATATATTATAATTCTCAAGATGAAGATAATACAAATAAACTTTATAGTATTAAATATAAAAATTTTAAAAAAATATATAATATTGGCTTATTATTACAAATCGGAAGTTGGACAACTTTTTTAAAAATGGAAAAATATTTACATATTTTTAATAAAATAAATATAAATATATATTTTGTATTAATAAATGAAATTGCAACAACTATAAATATTGATTATTTAAAAGAAAAATATAATGATATTATAATTATTGTTACAGAAAATAGAGGTATGGATATTGGGCTATTTTTGATTGCTTTACATTATATTAATACAAATAATTATAATTATGATTATATTATTAAAGTACATACCAAAACAAATGATGATTTTAGAGATAATGTTTTAAATAATTTATTTGGTAATGAAAAAATATTGATGAATAATTTAAAAAAAATATCTCAAAAAAATATTGGAATGGTAAGTGGAAGTAATATATATAAATACAATAATTATAAAGATGCATTTGTTTCTAATTTTTATCATTTAAATAATATTATTAAATATTTATATAATCAAGATGTAAATAATGATTGTTTAGAATTTGTTGCAGGAACTTTTTTTATATGTAAATATAATATATTTAAAATATTAAATAACAATAATATTGAATATATATATCAAAATTTAAATAATATTTCTAGTTTAGATTATTATTGGTATAGTATGTATTATAATATAAATATTAATGATAAAAAAAATATATATATGGATTATATAAATAATAAAAAAGATAGATATCCTAATAATATAAATTATACATATAGGACAAATAATCAGGGTTTAAGAGATTGTATGTTAGAACATGCTATTGAAAGATTATTTGGTTATATATGTAAGAAAAATAATTTAGACATAGTTTGAAAAATTTACAATTTTGTTAATTTATTATAAGCTTCTAGCATCCGTGTCTTTACACCTTTTCGAGTAAAGATGTTTTCCCGATCACTTCTTGTACTATAGCACATACCTCTTCTTCAAGTGTTGTTCTATTACCTTCTAATTTTTCCCTATTAATCATATTCATTGATGAATTGTTTAGATACAAAGAGACTTTAGTGAGTCGTGATACAGCATTGAAGTATTTTGAAAAGTCATCAACGGTTGCAATACGATGTAGGCCTTTCGCGTTTTTCAGTATATAAAGAAGACGCATAAATCTTTGATGCGTATCATTACCTCTAAATATACAGGTACGCCCAGGTTCAATCCTGTCTTTGCGTTCGTCTATATAATACTCATATGCATCAGCGTTTAAGCCTTCTGCAATAATCGTAAGAGGTTTTTCTTTTATGATTGTTTTAAAATCATCATTGCTATTTATTTCATTCAATTTTCTTACGATTAATGACATGTCATCAATAGTATACTCCATACTCTCCAATTCAGAGAGAGACCAATATTTTCTCAATTCACTCAATTCGTCTTCATTGTCTTCTTTCGACCGATGCTTAAGAAAATTCTCAATCTTCTCAATAGTGGAAGGAATGTCTTTCTGAGAACATTCAATCTTAGAAACCTTTTCCGTTAATTCTTCTATTTTATTTTTCAAGTAATTTAGATGGGTAGATACTTGTGAAGAATTCATTTCGTTCAAAGGTATTGATTGTTGAATATAAAATAAATTTAGTTAAAAAATCAGACTAAAAATACCGTCATTTTTTTTATGGAAAAATATAATTACATCTAAGAACCCAATACTAGAAACTTATTAATAATTATGATTGTTTTATCTATAAATAACATAGAAGTAAATTCTTAAAAATTCATATCCGTTTCAAGACGAATACTAACCAAATTTTTATTATCTTTGTATATTTTTTTCGTTGTTAAGTCGGCGTTTTAATTGTGCAAAGGTGTAAAATTTCTTTATTTATTAAAAATATAAATTTATTACTTGTCTTTACATTATAATTTAATTCTTTAATAAAAAGTTATCCAAAAATCCTAAATTCAGATGTCTGAACTTCCACGTTTCTTAGATGTCACATTTGATGGATACGAACCATAATCTCTAAAACTAAAACATCTTTTTATTTGAATTGGTTGATCTGATGGTGTATCTTTTATAGACTTATCATCTTTTTCTAGGATAGTAGACTTATCATCTTTTTCTAGGTTAGTAGTATCCATTTTTTCTATCTTATCAGAAGGATCCATCATTTATAGAAAATAGTTAAAAGTATATTTAAATAATATATTAAAAAAAATCAGACTAAAAAGACCATCATTTTTTTAACAATATATTCGTCCTTCATCTTTACCATAATTTATCCAATGAATATATAATTCTTTATCGGATAATAATTCAATATCTTTATTATATTCTTTATATTTCGTTGTTGTAAAATTATCCGGAACATCAAAAAAATATAATAAATGTAAAGATTTTAAAACATCACGTATAAAATTAGGTAAAATATAATTACCATCTTTTGAATAATTTCTATTTTCAAATTGTCCATTTACTAAAAAATGATTATATAAAAAATCATCTGATTTATCTTTTAAATCATCATATTTTCTATATATTTCTATATCAAAATTGTTAGGTATTTTTGAATGTATTATTGTATTATTATAATTATTTATAAAATTATATAAATATTGAATATTAATTATAGGTAATAATTTGTTAATAAATATTTTTTTAAATAAATTATGATTATAAAATATGTTATGAGATATATTATCATTTATATATGCAACTTTTAAATAAGCTATTTTACTATTAAAAATATTTAATAAATCAAATTCTATATCATTATTGTCTTTATTATCATTTATATATTCTTTAAATTTATTGATATATTTACATGATATACTAAAAAAATATAATTGACAATGATAATCTTTTTCAGATGAATCTGTATAAGAATAAAAATCTAAATCATGTTGATTTACATATTTAAAATAATCTATTAAATCATCACAATATATATAATTATCAGAAATAAATGTTATATATTTATGTTCTAATATATCCTTATATATTTCTTCATCAATAATATTAAAAAAATATGTTATTGCATTTATATTCAAATCCATAAAAATATTCTTTTTACAAAAATCATTTGTTATATAAATAATATTTTTATTTTCTTCATTTATAATTAAATCTTCTAATAATTTTGAAAAATAATTTTCAATATCAATGATAATTATTTTTTTAAAATTTTTTTTTAATATATTATAATTATGTAAATTTATTTTATATGTAATATCAGAATTTGTATTATATAAAAATACTCCAATATTGTTCATTATCATAAATAAATAATATATTTTTAATATAATTACGCATTCTATTTTTTTATAAGAGTATCTGAATTAAAATATATAAAAAAAATAACAGTAAATTATTAATGAAAATTATGTTTTTGTGATTTTTTTCAAAAGTATCTCAGTAAACTATTATCATGTCAGAAATTGTTCGTTTTTCTAGTGGCTGTTTGACTGATCCTTTCTATACACTCAAAGCATCAGATAGAGTTCTATTGAATGGTGAGATGTCTGAAGCAATATTTATCCGTTGTGGCATTTTTATCGAGTTTAAGGATGATTCTGGAGAAACAGTTTCTTTTACACCCTTGAAGAATTAAAATGGAACAAAAATTCCATAAAAATAACTGATACCTAAAAAAGGTATCAACAGATATTTCAAGGTTTAGGTTTTTCAACCTTGTAGTAAATTTTGGGTATGTCAAAGTCTTTAAACCCGACTGAATGATTATGTTTTCAATATATTTATATTTCTACATAAATAAGACGGTCTTTCTTTTTTATGTATTGCATTATATCCTATTTTATAAATATTTGAAGCACCATTAACATCTCTATTCCGCATAGTATTACAAGATTGACACTTTAATAACCTTCCTATTTTTAAGCATTTTTTTTATAAATAATTATGTTTAATTAATAATGTGGAAACCTAGGTTCCTACCTATACCTTCCTATTTTTAAGCATTTCTTTTTATAAATAATTGTGTTTAATCAATATAATTTTAAATATATTTCTATAAAAATATATTTAGTAGAAATTTTTATTTACAAGAGTATATTTAGATATTTTTTTATAAAAAAAAAAATGACAGTAAATTACTAATGTAAAATGAAATAATAAAATATTATTAGAACCATTTTTAACATGAGTTATGTTCATTTTTCTCCAAATGGAATAGATCCAAGATTTAAAGTACGAGTATTGCCTTGTTCATACACGCTTAATTCTTGCGATGTAGTTTTAAATGGAAATAAAAAGTGTTGCGCGAAAGACGTTAAATTAAACGATACTATTACATTTACATATGATGGAAAAGAAGTGTCTTTTCAAGTGTTGTACATTGAAATAAGTAATTATCCCCCTGGATGTTTTTCTGGCGATTTAAAGATCAAAACAAGTTCTAATGACTTTAAATTAGTAAAGGAAATTGTGCCTGGAGAAGAAATTCATAGTTTTGATTCATCAAAAAATGAATATACAATAAGCAAAGTCGACAAGATTGTTGTAACAAATTGTTCAACCGGCAATGGTTTTGAACTCTATGTCTCACCTAGTAGAGAATTAAAAATCACAGGTTATCATCCAGTAATGAATGATAAATATCAATGGATTTATCCTGTTAAGCATCCTTCGTTGTTTCCATACACTGAGAAATGTGAGAAAGTGTATTCATTCGTAATGAATGGAAAAACACATCCCATAATAGATGGAAAAGTAGTCATTGGATTGGCCCATGGAATCGAAAATGATCCAGTAGCATCTCATCCTTTTTTTGGAACAGATAAAGTGACCAAAGCTTTAGAACCGTTCTGTAATAAGGGTGTTTGTATATTGAGTTCAGATATGTTTACTAGAGATCCTAATACAGGTCTTGTTAATGGTATTTTACCAAAATCTGATCTTGTCAATTAGACTTGTTTCATTACAAGTCCTAATTATAATTTTTATTGTATTATAAATAAAAAGTAATATAAAATTGGGTGTATAAATATTCATAATAATTTATATAAAAATTTATATAAAAATAATAAAGATTTTAAAATATAATTTTACAATCATCAAAATAATTTATATTTTCAAATTGTCTCTTTAATAAAGGATGAACATATAAAACATTATATAGTCATCGTAATTTATAATTCTACTATATAAAAATAAATTTAGTAGAATTTTATTTTGCGATGAGTATATAATTATCACAATAAATTTGAAGATTTATTTAATTTTAGAAAATATATTTTTGAGTCTAAAGGTTACACATTGTGTTAGTAAACATATTTATTTATACAAAAATGCTAGATATATGTAGTAAATCTATGTTTCTTCGTCTCATTTTAAAAATCATTGGATAATTCAAAATTTGTGGATGATTCTGAAATTTTTGATTTTGCATATTCCCCAACTCTTACTTCAAAAAAATTTGATTTTGGTCTAAGTGATATAAGTTCCATAAAATCAAATGGATTTTCAGCATTCCAAATTTTATTATATCCAAGTTGAACAAGCAATCTATCAGATACAAATTCAATATATTTTTTCATTAATTCTGAATTCATACCAATCATATTACATTTTATAGAATCTACTATAAATTCTTTTTCAATTGCAACCGCTTCTTTAAATATTTCATGTACAATAACTTCATCTACTCTATTTTTAATCTTATTATATAATAATATTGCAAATTCACAATGCATTCCTTCATCTTTACTAATTAATTCATTACTAAATGTAAGTCCAGGAAGAAGACCTCTTTTTTTAATCCAATAAATTGCACAAAAACTACCTGAGAAAAATACACCTTCAACAATAGCAAAGGCGATTAGTCTAATAGAAAAACTTACATTATTGTTTTGAATCCATTTATATGCCCATAATGCTTTTTTTGCAACAGATGGTATATTTTCAATAGAATTAAAAATCTGTTCTTTCTCTTCATTATCTTTAATATATGTATCAATTAATAAACTATATGTTTCACTATGAATAGATTCATTAAAAATTTGATATGAATAAAATGCTCTTGCTTCAGGTATTTGTATTTCATTCATAAATCTACATGCAAGATTTTCCATTATAATTCCATCACTTCCAGCAAAAAACCCAATAATATTTTTAATAAAATGTTTTTCATCTTTATTTAATTTTTCTTCCCAATCATTAATATCTTTTGATAAATCTATTTCATTTACTGTCCAAAAAGAACTTTCAGCTTTTTTATATAATTCATAAATATCATGATGTACAATAGGAAACAAAACAAATCTTTTATTATTTTTTTTTAACAATAATTCGTCATCGTTATTTTTAATATTAATACTACTATTTTGAAACTCCATTATAATATAATATATAAACATAATTTTTTAAATTGAAAAATTAAATCAATTTTTTAATTTATTTTATTAATTTATTTTATTAATTTATTTTATATGGATTTTAATTATATTCAGACAGATATTATACATAAATATTGGAAAACATTAATTCGGAAAAATATTTCAAATATACAACAAAATAAATTTATAAAAAAACCATATCTAGAAAATTATATTATTGAATTATCAAGTATTTTAGATGAAAATATATTAAAAAATAAAATAACAGAAATGTTTGAATCAAATGAAATTACAAATGAAGAATTATATCTCTATATTAATAGTAATATAGAATTATCATTAGATAGTAAAAAAAATATCGAAAAATTTTTATTTGAAAATGATATCAATAACATTATATTTTTTAATATTTCATATAAAATAATTGATTATCAAATAAAATATTTTAAATTTTATAATACTGTTATTGAATTATTATTTGATAATAAAATGGAAGATAATGAATTATACAATTTTATATTAATTTATATTCAAAATAAAAACAATTATATTAAAAACTATTTGAAAAAAAATATAAAATTCAATATATTTTATTTTTATGTGAATGATTTATATTTATCTTTTGAGTGGATATTAAAATTACTTATAGAATATAATTTAGTATCAAATATAGATAAAAAAGAAATGTTAAATTTATTTATTAAAAATTTATTTACAAATTGGTATAATATTTATAAAAAAGATATTTTAGAAGATAAAGTAAATGATAAAATTAAAAATTATACAATAAATAGAAATATATTATCACGTATATTATGTTTACCGAATCATATTTAAGTGAGGAAACCTAGGTTTCCTATTTTTAATAACGATATAATGTTTCTAACATTGACTTAAAAATAATATATATAATTAAAATAATGAATACAATCATAATATTTGATTTAGATGATACATTAGTAAATTGTAAAATGAAAATACCACGACAAACATATCATATGTTAAATAAATTTAAAAAATTAAATTATTATATTGGAATTATAACATATAATTTTATGGCTAATATCATCGCTAAAGAAACAAATTTATATAAATATACTCGTCATATTTTTTATGACGATATAGATAGAGATCTTTTATTTGAAAAATGCTTAAATCAATTGATGAATGATTATAAAATCTTTGATACAAATAAAATTTATTATATAGATGATAGATTAGATAATTTACAAATTATTAAAGAAAAAAAAAATAATGTAATGATCTATCATTGTGATGATATTTATAAATTATATAAATTTAAATATTTAATATAATCTGCTTTTGAAATATTAAGAATAAATATCAATAATGTCTATAAAATCAATATTATATTTATTACAAATATTTAATATCCGTTTTGGATGAAAAACTTTTTCAACTAATTCTTTCATTATTAATTTTCCTTTTAATTCTATATTTAAAATGTAATTATTAAATATTTTTTTTTCATATGATGTTATTGCAATATCATATTTATTATATATTATTAGATTATTATCATCATCGTAATCCTCATTATAGCTATAATATCCAATTAAAATATTTTTATTTATATATAAGTTATTTAAAATATAATCATTATGTAATAATAACTCCATTAAATTTTTTAATATATTATTATCTATTTTTTGATTAAAATAATATCCAAGATGTAAATGAGTAACAGAATTTGGTATAGTATCGTATCTTAATTCTTGATTAAAAGATCCTCCAAAAGTAAGATGAGTGACAGAATTTGGTATATCCCTTTCTTTCAACATTTGATTAAAATTATCTCCAAAAGTAAGATGAGTAACTGAATTTGGTATAATCCCTTCTTTTAGAACTTGATTAAAATACCATCCAAAAGTAAGATGAGTAACAGAATTTGGTATATCTCCTTCTTTTAAGGGTTCATTAAATTTAGTTCCAAAAGTAAGATGAGTAACAGAATTTGGTATAAGTCCTTCTTTTAATTCTTGATTGAAACAAACTCCAAAAGTAAGATGAGTAACAGAATTTGGTATAGTATCGTATCTTAATTCTTGATTAAAAAGCCATCCAAAAGTAAGATGAGTAACAGAATTTGGTATAGTATCGTATCTTAATTCTTGATTAAAACGTGATCCAAAAATAAGATGAGTAACAGAATTTGGTATATCATCTTTTTTTAATTCCTGATTAAAACTTGATCCAAAAGTAAGATGAGTAACAGAATTTGGTATATTATCTTTTCTTAGAACTTGATTAAAACATAATCCAAATGTAAGATGAATAACAGAATTTGGTATGACATTCTTTTTTAGAATCTGATTAAAACATGATCCAAAAGTAATATGAGTAACAGAATTTGGTATAACACCTTTTTTTAGAAATTTATTAAAATTATATCCAAAAGTAAGATGAGTAACAGAATTTGGTATGGCACCTTTTTTTAGAAATTGATTAAAATTATTTCCAAAAACAATATGAGTAACAGAATTTGGTAAGGAACCTTTTTTTAGAAATTGATCAAAATCATTTCCAAAAACAAGATGAGTAACAGAGTTTGGAATAAAATCTTTTTTAAATTTTTGATTAAATTTATATCCAAAAGTAAGATGAGTAACAGAATTTGGTATAAAAATATTATTTATTTTTTGATTAAATCTATGTCCAAAAGTAAGATGAGTAACAGAATTTGGTATATCACCCTCTTTTAATTTTTGATTAAAATCATGTCCAAAAGTAAGATGAGTAACAGAATTTGATATAAAACCATAACTTAGTTCTTGATTAAATCTATATCCAAATGTATATTCACTATCAGATTCTGATACTAATTCTTTATCTAATTCGTTATTTACAAAATTACGTAAAAATGTTATATATAAATCAATATTCATTGTATACTTATAAAGATAACAATATACATATTTATTAAAAAAAAATCAATTTTTTTTATTTAGTAATAGAATTTGATATATTTTTTAAAAATTTTATATAAATATTTATATATATGTTTCTTAAAAAATTAAATATTAAATTAAATGATAGAATAAAAAATTATTATTTAAATCAAGAACGTTATTTTCATATGATTAATATAGAACAATTTATAGATTATTTTTTAATAGATAAATATGATTATACATTTGTAAAAGATGATAATAATTGTGATATATCTATTTGGAATGAACAATTAGAAGATAATTCAAATTTAGATTATAATAAAATAAATATGATTATATCTGTTGAAAATTTAAATAAATGGCCATGGTTTTTACATTATAATAAATATAATAATTATAATGATGATAAAATTAATATTTATTTATATAATCATATTTCAAAAATTGTAAAAACAGATACTTTTATTGCCATTCCTTTAATACATTTTTACATAAATTATTATAAAAAAAAAGAAAATCTATTTCATTATCAACTAACTTTAACAGATTATAAATTAAAAAAATTTTGTTTGTGTATAAATAAAAGTAATATGAATAATGAAATATCTAATTATATAAATATATTACAAACAATAGATAATGTAGATAATATTAATATATATAATAATATTATTGAAAACAAATCATGTTATCATAGTATTGATTTATTAAATATATTTAATAAATATAAATTTATATTAGCTTTTGAGAATTCATATGATGATGGATATATAACTGAAAAAATATTTAATTGTTTTTTTGCAAAAACCATTCCCATTTATAAAGGTTCTAATATAATTAAAAAATATATCAATGGAACATCTTTTATAGATGCAAATAATCATGAAAATATTATTGAATTAATAAAATTATTGAACAAAGATGAAGAATTATATAATAATTTTATTGATACATATAAAATTAGTATTCATTATGACGATGAAGATTATAAAAATAATTTATTTACTTTTATTGAAAGAAAATTAGAATTAAATAAAATTTAATACTTAAAGTTATTTTATATAGATATATATATTACATAATGGTACATGGTACAAATTTTGGAATTCATTATATTATACAATTAAATAAAGAAATAGATGTATACAATGATTTATTACCAATTTGTTCAGATATTAGATTTATGTTAGATAAATTACCGAATCAAAGGCTATGCGTATTATCATATCATATATTGAATGAACGTTTTATGAATACACAATATTATATTGATTTATTATCTTCATTAAATTTTATTAACTATTTTGACTATACACGGGGTAATATAAGACGTGAAGATTATAAGGAAAAATTTTTATACTTAGATGTTTTTAATTATTCAAGAAAATTTAAATCAATATCTAAAGATAAATGGATTATTAATGATTTAAGTAAATTATTAAATGACGATCCTGAATATTATGAAAAAATTGTTGCATTAGAAAAAAATTTTACAAATATAGAATTAACAGAGGATGAAAAAAGAATGATTGATAAAATTATATCTCATCCAAAATTAGAAGGATTGATTGAATATTCTCAATTTGAATTAATGTCTTATGATTATTAAATTTTATAAAAAAATAAAAAAAAATGAATTTTTTTTTTTATAAATTTTTTTTATATAAAACTTTAAAATAGTATATTATATTATAAATGTCTATTAAACACGAACCTGAAAATGATAACTTTGACTGGGAAAATAAGACATGGGATGTCATAGATACTTTTTTTAAACAAGATAATATATTGATTGAACATCATTTAAATTCTTTTAATTATTTTATGAATTATCAATTACAAGCTATAGTAAAAGAAAAAGAATTTAATCCTATTAAAATTTTTAATAAAGATAGTTGGAATGATGATAATCAATTATATACAGAAACCTATCAAATAGAATTTGGAAAAATATATATTAGTAAACCTGTTTTATATGATGCACCTAATAAACCAATGTATCCGAATGAAGCACGATTAAGAAAATTAACTTATGGTGCAAATTTATATATTGATATTCATCATAAAACGGTTAAAACAAATCCAAATACAGGAGAGCAAGATAGTATAATATATCCAACATTAGAAAAATATCCATGTGGTCGTATGCCAATTATGGTTGGATCAAAATATTGTGTTTTATCAGATCAAAATAATTTAACAAAAATGGATATGGGCGAAGGTATTTATGATTATGGCGGATATTTTATAGTTAAAGGTAGTGAAAAGATTATTATATCACAGGAAAAAAAATGTGAAAATAAAATATGTTGTTTTAAACAGAAAGGAACACAAAATAAATATTCAGAAAATGCAGAAATATCATGTGTTCATCCAAATAATCCATCTGTTATATCACAGGTATGGGTTAAAATGAAAGCAAAGGAAGAATCATATGGAGGAAATGTAATAAGAGTTCGATTAAGAAGAATGAAACAAGATATTCCACTTATTATTATTTTTAGAGCTTTAAATTTTATTAGTGATAAATCAATTGTTGAATTAGTAGTTTATAACATTGGTAATGAAAATAATAATTCACTAATGGAACTATTAAAAGCTTCTATTGATGAAGCAAAACCGATACAAACACAAAAGATTGCATTAGAATATATATCTAAATATATTACAGGACTACAAACTATTAAACATAAGACAAATAAATGTAAATTAAAATATACTTTTGATGTTTTATGTACAGAATTATTTCCTCATGTTGGTTCATCGCCTATTAAAAAAGCATATTTTTTAGGATACATGGTTAATAAGTTATTACAATGTCATCTTGGAATTATAAGTTATGATGATAGGGATTCATTTTTAAATAAACGAATTGAAACAAGTGGAGAATTAATGGCGGAATTATTTAGAACGTATTTTGGTAAATTTGTGAAAGAACTAAAGCAAACATGTGAAAAAGATATGTTAGCAGGTCGGATTTCAGAACTTCCTCAAAATTTAAGTAAAAAACTGAAACCAAATAGTATTGAAAATGATATTAAATATGCACTTGGAACAGGTAATTGGGGATTGAAAAATCAAGCAAAATCACGTAAAGGTATTGCAGCAGTATTACAACGATTAACTTATTTAGGTACATTATCTAATATGCGAAGAATTGTAGCACCAATTGATAAAAATGGTAAATTAACAGATCCTCGTAAATTACATTGTACACAGTGGGGAGTAATATGTCCATTTGAAACTCCGGAAGGTGGTTCTATTGGTATTGTTAAAAACATGGCTTTAATGTGTCAAATAACGATACCATGTTCAGAAGAACCAATAAAAGCATGTTTAGATGAGTTTGGTGTTGTATCATTAGAAGGTATTAAACCAAGTGATATATTTGATAGTGTAAAAGTTTTTTTAAATGGAGATTGGTATGGACAATCATTTGATCCAAAAAAATTAGTTGATAATTTAAAATCATTAAGAAGAAATGGAATTATTAATCCATTTATATCTATTGCTTGGTATATAAATTATAATGAAATACAAATTTGGACAGATGGTGGACGATTATGTAGACCATTATATATTGTTGAAAACAATAAATTAAGAATTACAAATGAATATGTTGATAATATTATTGAAAATAAATTATTGTGGAAAGATTTGATAAAAAATACAGTAACAAATAATGAAAATGAAGATTTAGGAAATATTACAGATAATGCTATTATGGAATATATTGATGTAAATGAATCAGATACATTAATGATATGTATGTCTAAAGATAATCTTTTAGAAAATAAAAAAGAAAATTATTCATATTATAATTATACACATTGTGAAATTCATCCTTCTATGATTCTAGGAGTACTTGCATGTAATATTCCATTTCCAGATCATAATCAAGCACCTCGTAATTTATATCAAGGAGCAATGGGAAAACAAGCAATGGGAATTTATTCTACTGCTTTTGCATCTAGAATGGATACAATGGCACATATTTTACATTATCCTCAGAAACCAATCGTGAATACAGAAACAAGTAAATATGTTCATAGTGATGATCTACCAAGTGGCCAAATGCCGATTGTTGCAATAGCATGTTATACTGGTTATAATCAAGAAGATTCTTTAATATTTAATCAAAGTGCAATTGATAGAGGATTATTTAGATCATCTTTTTTTAGAACTTATATGGATGAAGAGAAAAAGAATAGTGCAACATTAGAAGATGAAAAATTTTGTAAACCGCAAAAATATTATCCAAATGGTAAAATTTACACAGAAAAAATGAGTTTTGGTTCCTACGATAAATTAGATAATAATGGTTTTGTAAAGGAAAATTCATTTGTAGATGGTAATGACATTATTATTGGTAAAGTAACAATGTTAAAAGATGCTGTTGAAGGTGATCCTAAAGCACGAGATTTAAGTACATCCTTACGATCAAATGAATCAGGTATTGTAGACAAAGTTTATAAAAATAGTAATGGGGACGGATATAATTTTGTAAAAGTACGGGTTAGAAGTGACAGAATACCCGAAGTGGGCGATAAATACGCGTGCACGCCACCAAGTACAATCATTTATACAACAAAAGGTATGAAAATGATAAAAGATATTACACTAGAAGATAAAGTAGCTGTTTTAGATATTGAAAATGATAATATTAAATATGAACATCCTGAAAAAGTACACTGTTATGATTATAAAGGAAAAATGTATAAACTTCATTCTCAGTTAGTAGATTTAACAGTAACTCCTAACCATAGAATGTGGATTAAAAAAAGATTTGGTAAAGGAAATAATTATAAAAAAGAATATGAATTTATGAATGCAGAAGATTGTTTTGGTAAAAGATTAAAATATAAAAAAACAGTTGAAAATTTCCAACCTGAAGATTGGATAGGTGAAACATTTACTATTCCAGAATATACAGACGGAAATAATAAAATTAGAGAAAAAATAATTGTTCAAATAAATGATTGGATTACATTTTTTGGTATTTGGTTAGCAGAAGGTTGTTGTACAAAAAATACAGGATCTGTATTTATTGCCGCAAATAAACACCGAGTAAAAAATGCATTACAACCTGCAATTGAAAATATGGGATTTAAATTAAATATTCAACCTAGTAATAAAGACAGGTGGAATATTTATGATGTTCAACTAGCAAATTATATGGAACAATTTAGCGTAGGTGCATTAAATAAATTTTTTCCAGAATGGGTATGGAAATTAAATAAAGAACAATCAAGATTATTTATTGATTCTATGATGTTAGGAGATGGTTATATTAATAAATCCAATGCAAATATGTATTATACATCATCAATAAAGATGGCTGAAGATTTATGTAGATTATGTATTCATGCTGGATGGTCATCTCATATGAGATTACATGATAGACGAGCCGCAGGTAAAGAAAATACAATGAAAGATGGTAGAACAATAACATCTAATGCAGATAATTATACTATTACGATTATTAAAACAAAATTAGAACCAGAAATGAATCATGGACATAAAAACAGTCAGAATGGACAAAGTGAAGAATGGATTGATTATGAAGGGACTGTTCATTGTTTAACAGTTAGTTCAGGAGTATTTTTAGTAAGTGAAAACGGAAAACCTGTTTGGACAGGAAACTCAAGACATTGATTTGACTAGTGTCGAAAAGCATTCTACTTATAACATTAAAGCTCTGTTATAAGGTAAATAGTTGAGTTCTTTATTATTGTTATGAACAATAAAAAACCTAATGCTAGTCAATCTTATTGGAATATTTTTTCTAAAAAGATTGGCAAGAAACCTCATAATGACGGGGAAGCCCTTAGAGTCTTATCTACCAAGTTATTTTGTGAAAACAAATAATGGCCACGTTAATAGCGCCGGGTATGGTAATAACGATAAGAATTGGGTAATCCGCGGGTAAAATATCTAAACATCGCTATGATAAGATGTATGATATTCCCTCAACGACCGCACGGGTTTCGGTGGAAAATGATGGTCTAATCAACCTAATTCTGCTTAAGGTACAGTCTATTCTTTTGTGAAAGCAAAAGTATTTAAGGGTCAAAAAGGAACGATTGGATTAACATATGCACAAGAAGATATGCCATTTACAAAAGATGGAATTATTCCAGATATTATTATGAATCCAAATGCTATTCCAAAGCGTATGACAATTGCACAATTAATTGAATGTGTATTTGGTAAAGTAGGTGCTATTTCAGGAACAGAATTAGATGCAACACCTTTCCGAAAAATAACTGTAGAAAATATTAAAGAAGTGATGGAAAAAATGGGTTATCATGGTGCAGGTACAGAAATATTATATAATGGAAAAACAGGAGAACAAATTGCATCCGAAATTTTTATAGGACCAACTTTTTATTATAGATTAAAACATCTTGTAGAAGATAAACAACATTGTATTGATTATAATACAGAAATCTTAACAAATAATGGATGGAAATTTCACAATGAATTAACTATGAATGATGAAATTGCAACCTTAAAAGATAATAATTTAGTATATGAAAAACCGCTTGAAATATTTGATTATCCAGAACATGTTGGTAATATGTATTATATTAAAACTAAATTTATTGATTTAGCTGTAACCGGAGAACATAGAATGTGGGTTTCAAGTGATGGAAAAAAATTTGGTTTTCAATATGCAGAAGATATAATTGGTAAAAAAGTAATGTATAAAAAAGATGTGAATTATGTTGATTCCGATATATCTAAAAAATATATTAAACAACTATATTGTGGTAAAGATACTTATGAAACATGCTTTAAAGAAATTGCAGATAAAATTCAAATTGAAGCATTTTATGCAGGATATACATGTAATATATATTATATTAAATCACGAGAAATATATTTATGTAAGTTATTCAAAGAAAATTTTAATGAATTTTTTGAAGATGAAGAATGTGAAGAATTATTTGTTAAAAATCAACATATACCTGTATGGTGTGTCCATGTACCTTCAGAAGTGTTTTTAGTTAGGAGAGATGGAAAAATATGTTGGACTGGGAACAGTAGAGCTACCGGTCCTTATCAATTACTTACCATGCAACCAGCAGAAGGTCGATCACGGGATGGTGGTTTTAGATTTGGGGAGATGGAAAGGGATTGTGGTTTGGTTCATATGCCAATACCACAGAGTTACGGTTTGAGTATAAAATTAGGGAAATTAGAAAATAATAATGGAAATAAAGTGTTATCTTGGTCTGAAGAATCTAATTCAATCATTCATTCAAAACAATTGAATTTTGCAAATAAAGGTGAAAAAGAATGTTTAGAAGTAACTTATCAAGATGGTAAAAAAGTTATTTTTACTCCAGAACATCTTTTCTTAACATCTGATAATAAATGGATAAAAGTAAAAGATTTAGAAGTAAATAATACTAGAATTAAATCAAGTGTAAATTATCCATTAATAGATTTAGAAGATGAAATTATACAATGTAATAATTGGACACTAGATGTTGGACAAATTAAATTGAAAACTGATAATCAAGAGAATTATTTAAAAAGTTTAGCATTTGCAAGATTTATTGGATATTTTATAATGGATGGTGGAATATATAATGATAAAAATAATTACAGTGGAAAAATTAATTTAGGTCATACTATCGATGTCAATGCATTATTAGATGATTTAAATCATTTTTGTTTTATTACTCAAGAAAAGTTTGAAAAAAAGAATTATTATGAAATTCGTATTCCAGAAAGTTTCTTAAGAGATATCATGCAATTAAAAGGATTAATAATAGGTAAAAAAGTAAATCAAAAAGCTATTTTACCAGAATTTATTCTAAATCCAGAATGTCCAAAACCAATAGTTAGAGAATTTTTAGCAGGAATGTTTGGTGCAGATGGACATACATGTCATTTAGGATTACATAGAGGAAAAAGAGATTTATTATCTTCCATTGGATTTTCTAAAACAAAATCTTATGAAAACAGAGATTCCTTAAATAATATGTTTGATAGTATAATCAAATTATTCAATAGATTTGATATTAATAAGATTACTATTCAATCATTTAAAGAAACGAGTTCTTCTAAAAAAAAGAATATAGATAAGAATATAGATAAGAATTTAGAAAATAGTAATTATCAACTAACTATGTATTTTGATATTGCAGAATTGATACCTTTTTATGAAAAGATTGGTTTTAGATATTGTTGCCATAAAAATCAACGATTAGAAGCGGGTGTATCATATAAAAGATTAAGAAACGAAGTTGTTAGACAACATAATTGGATAGTAGAAAGAGTTGATCAATTAACAAATTTTAGTAATATTAAGAAAGAAAATCCAGCTAAAATAGTACCAACAAAAGAAGCGATTAAAAAAGCAGTTAATGAATTAAAAAAAAAAGAAGCATTCATACATGAATATGCAATTCCATCATGTCATGATATTACAGATCACTTAGTAAAAGGAACACAATTTGGTAAATTTACATCAAAATCATTTCCAACAGCAGAAGAATATTTTAAAGAAATCGGTGTTTTAGATTGGTTTACAGACGAAAATAATTATAAAATATTATATGGTGTTAATAAAGATAATATTGGATTACCAACAATGAATCTAAAAGTAATTGATATTAGACCAGCAGGATTACATCCAGTTTGTGATATTGAAGTTGAAAATACGCATAACTTTTTAGCAAACGGTATTGTTGCACATAATTGTATGTTGTCACATGGATCTGTTCAATTCTTAAAAGAAAGAACTTTTGATTGTAGTGATAAATATTTTGTATGGATTGATAATGAAACAGGTATGATATCTCCAGTAAATCCAGAAAAAGGAATTTATAAATCATTATATTCAGATAATACTACAAAGTTCAGTAAGATTCAACTTCCATATTCAAGTAAATTGTTAATACAGGAATTACAGGCAATGCATATTAATCCACGATTAATGGTTAAAAAGTAAGGAAATCTAGGTTTCCTACATTTACCTTCCTAATAAAAAAAATATATTAACAAAATCACAATTAAAATCTTTTAATCTTTTAATAAACACTTAAAAAAAATTGAATAATTTTTATTATTATTTTTATAAATAATAATATAAAGGTATAATACTTATTTTTAACAATGAATCAAATCAAAGGCGAACAATACGAGATTTTTATTAAACAATTTTTAGAAAATGATTCTAAAAAATTATGGTTATGGAAAGATATTCCAGAATATGAACTTAGAAAATCATCTTTATTAGGAGATTGGAATGATCATCGTTTAATTAGAAAACATAATAAAATAAATTCATTACCTGATTTAGGGTGTGATATTTTGTTAAAAGAGAATGAAGAATATATTTTAATTCAATGCAAAAATTTTGATTTAACAAATAATGTTACAATTCATCATTTAGCCGGGTTTTATGCTATGATTTCACACCATAATTTGTGTGGAATTGTATATTATTCTTCTAAATTATCTCCAAATATTAAATTATTAAAACAAAATACTAATATACAATTTATTAAACAAGAAATTATTATTTATCCAGAAATTACTCATAAAACTATATTAGATCCTTACTATTATCAAATTGAAGCATATGAAAAACTTAAAAATTCTAAAAGAGCAATTTTAAATTTACCATGTGGTATGGGGAAAACTCTAACATCAATAATGATAGCAAAAGAATATGATAATATTATTATTATATCTCCTTTAATTGCATATTCTAAACAAAATTTAGAAAGATTTCAAAATCAACTTATTGATAATAAATATAATTCCATTATTGTTAATTCAGAAGGAGTTCGTGATAAAGATGAAATTGTAAAAATACTAAATAAACATAAAAAGAATATTTTAAGTTTTACTTTTAAATCTGTTGATATTTTAATAGATATTTTAAATAATATGAAAAATAAAATTATTATTATTGATGAATTTCATAATTTATCTAAAAATGATATTTTTAATAATGAAACACCTATAAATAAATTATTAAATTCGAATGAAAAAATACTTTTTATGTCTGCAACTCCTAAATTTTTTAATTTAGAAGATGTTGAATATAATAATAAAGATATTTTTGGTGATAATATTTATTCTTTTCCAATGTCAAAAGGAATTTCAGAAAAACATATTTGTGATTATGAAATTTACTTACCAGATATTAGAACTAAAAATAATATTGATGATATTTCAAAAGAAGTATCCTTAGAATCAACAGATTTAACAATAAAAGGTAAATATATTTTAAGAGGAATGTTAGAAACAGGATCTAAAAAATGTATTATTTATTTAAGAAACCAAGAAGAAGCAATCCAAATGGTTACAATTTTAAATAAGCTAAATGAATATTATTTTATTGATTTATATTCAGAATCTATTATTTCAGATAATAGTTCTAATAGTAGAACTGAAATATTAAATAAATTTTCTACTTTTGACGGATACGCAATACTTTGTTCAGTAGCAATACTTGACGAATGTATTGATATTCCACAATGTGATTCAATATTTATTTCATATCCAAGTGAAAGTAAAATTCGTAATATTCAGAGATTATCTCGTGCAAATCGAAAAGATAAAAATAATATTCATAAAATATCAAAAGTTTTTTTATGGTGTGATGAATATAATGAAATAAGTGTATTTATATCACAATTAAAAGAATTTGATGAAAATTTTACAGAAAATAAAGTTTGTATTATGAATATAGATGGAAACAAAGGAGGAATTTTAGAAAGAAATAAAAAAGATTATGAAGGTTTATATAAAAAACTAGATGATGTTATTGTTTCTATTCGAAAGTTTGGTTATGGTATTGATTCTTGGAAGAAAAACTTAGAAGAATTAAAAGAATTTATTAAAAAATATAATATAAGACCTGTTGAAAAAAGTCAAGATATATTTGAAAAAAAAGTAGGTTCATTTTTAAAAAATCAATTATTTGATTTTAAAAATAATCAAAATATAATGAAACTACCAGAAATTCAAAAACTTTGGAAAGATTTTGTTTCAGAAAATAAATCTTTATTTGTTCTTCCGAATGAAATTTGGTCTAAAAGATTAGAAGATCTAGAACAATTTATTACAAATAATAATAGATTACCATCTCAAGCATCTACAGAAGATCATGAAGATGTATTATTAGCAAAATGGATTATTAGAAATAATGATGAATATGTTAAAAATGAAAAAGCAATGAAAGATCCTATCATTCGTAATGAATGGAGTGATTTTAAGACTAAATATAGTAATTTATTTGATGAAAAAATAAATATATGGAATGATAAATTAAATTCGGTAATAATTTTTATTGAAAAAAATGCAAGATTACCTTATGAAAATAAAAGTAAAAAAGAAGAATATGATTTAAGAATTTGGTTAAAAACACAAGAGAAAATATATAATAAAAATAAATTTGAAAATGATAATAATAAAAAAGTAAATTTTGAAAAATTATTATTTACATATAAAAATTTATTTTCAAAAGTATCGAATTTTGAATTATGGCTGGATAAATATCAACAATTTGTTGATTATATTGAAAAAAATAATCAATTACCAAAAGAAAAATTTAAAAATCCAGATAATGATGAATCAAAGAAAGAAATATATGAATCTTTAAAATCTCTTGGAGTTTGGATATCAAATCAAGTTCAATATTCAAAAATAAATTTTTCAACAGTAATTCCTGATATTGATATTTCAAAATTATCACCATCTGAAAAAGAAAAACATCAAAAAAGATTAGATAAATATAATATTGAAATAAAAAGTGATAATGAAATATTATCAAAAAATTATTCAGAATTGAATAAAAAAGATAAACTTCAATATGATAAAATTAAACTAAAAGTGGATGAAAGAAATAAAAATGTTGAAGAAGAACGAAATGAAAGTTCTGAAAAATTAAGATTATGGAATGAAATCAAAGATAGATTTCCAAAATTATTTTAATGATATTTTCATTAAAGTCTTAATGAAAATTATAGATTAAGCATAATAAATTAACAAGATAAATTTTAAAATAAAATTTGCATTCATATATATTGTCATCACAAAATAAAATTATACTAAATATATTTTTTTATAAAAAATATTTTTATAAAAATACTTAAAAATAAGAAGGTATGTTGAGAAAACCTAAGTTTCCTCACTATAAACAAATTTTTTATAATTTTATATAAAGTCATAATATTTTAAACAATTTAAAAAAAATGAAATTTATAAATATTAAAAATTATAATTATTAAAAAATAATAATGGAAATTGAATTATTTGAAAATATCAATAATAATAGTTTAAAAGAAGTTATAAATAACAATGAATATATAGAAGATATAAAATTATGTGTAGTAATAGAAAAAAAATTTAAATCAAAATATATTTGCATACATAATAAAAATAAATATAATTGTAAAGAATGTAGATTATCAACAATATGTATTCATAATATAATAAAATTTACATGTAAAGAATGTGGTGGTTCATCGTTATGTGAACATAATAAAATAAAATCAAGATGTAAAGAATGTGGTGGTTCATCTTTATGCGAACATAATAAAATAAAATCAACATGTAAAGAATGTGGTGGTTCTGCTTTCTGCAAACATAATAGACAAAAATCAATATGTAAAGAATGTGGTGGTTCATCCATTTGTGAACATAACAGAAAAAAATCAATATGTAAAGAATGTGGTGGTTCATCTATTTGTGAACATAATAGACAAAAATCAATATGTAAAGAATGTGGTGGTTCATCTATTTGTGAACATAATAGACAAAAATCAATATGTAAAGAATGTGGAGGTTCATCCATTTGTGAACATAATAGAATAAGATCAATATGTAAAGAATGTGGTGGTTCATCCATTTGTTTACATAATAGAATAAGATCAATATGTAAAGAATGTGGTGGTAAGTCCATTTGTGAACATAATAGAATAAGATCAATATGTAAAGAATGTGGAGGTTCATCGTTATGCGAACATAATAGACAAAGATCAAAATGCAAAGAATGTGGAGGTGCATCCATTTGCGAACATAAAAGAATAAAATTACAATGTAAAGAATGCGGTGGTTCATCCATATGTGAACATAATAAACTCAGAACAATATGTAAAGAATGTGGAGGTTCATCTTTTTGTGAACATAAAAGAATAAAATCACAATGTAAAGAATGTGGCGGTTCATCGTTTTGCGAACATAATAGAAGAAAAGCATCTTGTAAAGAATGTGG